TTTGACCTTGACATCGACTCCAACGGTCGTTGGTCTGTTGAGAAGTTCAAAGGTCTTCTTTTCCAAATCGAGAGAGACGCTAACGCGATTGCTCAAAGAACTCGTAGAGGAAAGGGCAACATGATCATGTGCTCTGCAGACGTTGCATCCGCACTGACCATGGCAGGTATCCTCGATTACACTCCTGCACTCAACGCTGGTCTCAACGTTGATGACACTGGTAACACCTTCGCTGGTACTATCAACGGTAAGTTCCGTGTCTACATCGACCCATATTCTGCAAACCTGACTTCTGCTAACGCAGCTGGTGGTAATCAGTACTATGTCGTCGGTTATAAGGGTACTTCACCTTACGACGCAGGTCTGTTCTACTGTCCTTATGTTCCTCTCCAGATGGTTCGTGCCGTCGGTGAGAACACCTTCCAGCCAAAAATCGGCTTCAAGACTCGTTACGGTCTTGTTGCTAACCCATTCGCTGAAGGTACCACACAAGGTCTCGGTAGACTCCGTGTTAACTCCAACCGCTACTACAGAAGAGTTGCAGTTAAGAACCTCATGTGAGCCTTGTTCACGAGAACGTATCCAAGAGGACCTTCGGGTCCTCTTTTTTTATGTCTTGATAAATAGACATGTGCATAAGCCGCCAAGATCCATGGCATCATATATTCGAAAAGTTGTTTGTAAAAAAGAGATTTTTTTCAAAGGTAATGGTCAGTGGACAGAAAATTTTTCCGAGAGAAAAAAGTATAATACTGAAGCTGATGCCAAAGAAGCACATTACGAGTACTCTGGTGTTGTAGTAAACGAATAGTATGGCTGAATCAATACCATTACAGAATCAAATTACTGACAGGAATTTTCTTCAGGCAACTGGATTTAGTTTCACTGTCAACAGAGCTCGTCACTTAGGTTTTTATGGTAACTCCATAAACGTCCCAGGGTTGGTATTGGGTACAGTACAACAACCATCTTATACTCGTTTGATTCCTAGACCTGGAGAACTATTGGAATTTAACGATCTGAGAATAAGATTTCTTATTGATCAGGGTTTACAGAATTACAAAGAAATTCAGAACTGGATGAGAGGTTTGGGTTTCCCAGAAAGTCTTGATGAAATTTATGACTTTCAAAAAGATGGACCCATGGATGGTGAGGGAATAGAAAATATTTACTCTGATGGTACACTTACGATTCTGAATGGTATCAACAGACCAATGTTTAGTGTGAAATTCAAAGATATGTTTCCATATACTTTATCAGATATTCAGTTTGATGCAACAGCAACTGATGTCGAGTACTTGACAGCAGAGGTCACTTTCAAGTATTCTGTGTATAATATAACTGACGTTACCTGCTGCTAATGATTGATCTTCCTACACTTCAACAGATGTGGGAAAAGGATTCAAAGATTGACATTGACAATCTTCATACCGAATCGTTGAACATCCCAGTTCTGCACTCAAAATATTATGACATTTATAATAACCTCATGTTGTTGAGGACAAAGGCAGAACAACAGAAAAAGAATGTAAGACACGAGAGGTACGAATACTATTCAGGTAAAGCTGACCCTGATGTGTATATCAAAAATCCTTTCCCGAAGAAGATTAGAGATAAGGATACAATGACAAAGTATCTCGATGCTGACGAGAGATTGTCCAATGTTTCAATGAAAATTGAATACTATAATGTAATGCTTAGATACATAGAAGAGATTCTAAAACAAATTTCGAATCGAACTTACCAGATAAAAAACAGTATTGAGTTCATGCGTTTCAGTTCAGGACTAGGTTAATGGAACAAGAAGACCAGTATTACCATTTAGAGTTACCGATTGAAGCAGTTCGTATTGTCCATAAAGGACTGTCTCAGGCATGTGAGAAATGGTCTGGCGGAGATCCAATAGAACAGGAGGATCTTCAGACAATGAGAGATCATTTTTATAGAATTGTTTTAGAACATAGGTTTGACACTATGTAATAAATACTTGTAGGTGAGAACCTACATGAATGGCAGATTTGACTATAGAAAAGGTAAATGAAGTTTACCTTAAGATTACTACGGAACCCCACATCGAGTATGAACTGAGAGATAAGTTCACCTTTGAAGTTCCCAATAAAAAATTCATGCCGCAGTATCGTAGTAAGTACTGGGATGGATTTGTTCATCTATTCAATATGAAGACCAAGAGAATCTATGTGGGTCTTCTTGATAAAATTATTGCATTCTGTGAGAGTGCAGGATACACATATAAGTTTTTAAATAATAAATTCTACGGTCCACCGTTTGAAGTAAATGACTTAGTAAGTCATGGTGGAACGAAAGATTATATGGAAAGTATATCACCTGGTATTAGTCCTCGTGACTATCAGGTTGATGGTGTGTATGAAGCGTTAAGGTATAACAGAAAACTACTCATCTCTCCTACAGGTTCTGGTAAGTCATTTATGATTTACTCGGTAGTGAGATATCATGTTGCACGTGGTAATAAGATTCTATTGGTTGTTCCTACTACATCTCTTGTAGAACAGATGTTCAAAGACTTCCAACAATATGGATGGGATGCAGAGAATCATTGTCACAGGATTTATGCTGGACGTGAGAGAGTCAATACTAATGAGGTAACGATTACCACTTGGCAATCTGTCTATCAGTTGGATCGTAAGTTCTTTGAGGACTATGATGTTGTAATCGGTGACGAGGCGCACCTTTTTAAAAGTAAGTCTCTTATTGGTATCATGGATAAATTACATCATGCCAAGTATAGATACGGGTTTACGGGGACACTAGACGGCTCTCAGACCCATAAGTGGGTGTTAGAAGGACTCTTTGGTCCATCATATAAAGTAACTCAAACGAAGAAACTTCAGGATGAAGGACACTTAGCTTCACTTGATATTCAATGTCTTGTCTTGAAATACAAACCTAAGAAGTTTGATACCTATGAAGATGAGATACAGTTTCTTATTGGTCATGAAAAAAGAAATAACTTTATCACCAACCTAGTCAAAGATCTGGATGGTAATAGTTTAGTGTTGTACTCAAGAGTTGAAGCTCATGGTGCCATTCTTTTCGACTTAATAAATAAAAAGGTAAGTGAAGACCGAAAAGTATTTTTTATTCATGGTGGGGTAGATGCTGAGGATAGAGAACAAGTAAGAGAAATTACTGAAAAAGAAAAAGACGCTATCATCGTTGCATCTTACGGAACATTTAGTACTGGTATCAATATCAAAAATCTGCACAATGTAATATTTGCCTCTCCATCCAAATCTAGAGTAAGAAATTTACAAAGTATTGGTAGAGTCCTACGTAAAGGCAAAGATAAAGTCAGTGCAAAACTTTATGACATTGCAGATGATTTAACTATCGGATCAAGAAAGAATTATACACTGAATCATTTTATTGAAAGGGTGAAGATATATGTTTCAGAACAGTTCAACTATGACATTTTTACTATCGACATAAAAGAATAAGGAGTAAGTATGATTGAAGACGACTTTTACGCAACAATCAAACTCAAATGTGGGGATGAGATATTCTGTAAGGTGGCAGCATCTGAAGAAGGTGATCGAACAATGTTACTTGTATCTTATCCTATCTGTGTTCAACCTATTAAGACAAGAGGTTCAGTTACTGGATACAAGTTTGAACCATGGCTAAAGACTTCCAATGAAGATCTTTTCCTGATCAACTTAGATGAAGTTCTCACGATGTCTGAATCAGAGAATATCGAAATGATTATGAACTATCAAGATTACATCAGAAAGAGTAACCAAGGTAACTTTGCAAAGTTAGATCGAAGAATGGGTTACTTAGGAAATGTAAGAGATACGAAAGAAGTTTTAGAGAAGTTATACAAGTCCTCTTGATATAACCTATACTATTCTTATCTTCGGGGACAAGCCTAGTCTATATGACTTTTGATACCTTGTCAACACTTGATATCTCTGGTATAATTAAAACAACAAAATTAACTGTTATGCCTAAACCCAGAAATGCAGAACACTATGTAAATAACAAAGAGTTTCTGAACGCCCTTGAAAATTACTTCGCTAGAGTTGAGAAAGCAAAACTCAACGACGAACCGAAACCAGAAATTCCTCGTTACATTGGTGAGTGCTTTCTGAAGATTGCAAATCATTTGTCATACAAACCAAACTTTGTGAACTACATGTTCAAAGATGACATGATCTGTGATGGTATCGAGAACTGTGTAAGATATATCCA